GTTTCCTGTAGCCGCATTAGCGTATGTTAATTCATTTACTGCTGAACCTGTAGCAGTTAATAAAAATAATTCGTTGCCGTTAGTATCTAAAATTGAAGTTCCAATCTTAGGTGCTGTTAAAGTTTTGTTTGTTAAAGTTTCTACCCCATTAAGAGTTACTTCATTTGCTTCTCCTAAAGGAGCTTCAAAAACTCCAGTGTTTGTTGCAACACCATCAAGATAAATAAGTTTATATCCTTTGTCTCCTGTTCCAAAAGTAACAGTTGCACCAGAACCTGATACAGCTTTTAACTGTACTGTATGTGATCCTGAAGTTCCATTTTTAATAATGTAAAAAGTTTCTGTAAGTAATGGGAAAGTTATAACTCTGTTTCCAGAAATTGTTCCTGTAAATTCTAAAATTCTATGTTGAGCAGTACCTGTTAAAGCACCATCTGCTATTGTTAGAGCTTGCGTGCCAGCACCACCAGCAATAGATATACTTAAAACACCACCAGTTAATTGTTCAATAAGACTTAAATTTGCGTTAGTTTTTGTTCCCCAAGTACCAGCGTTTTCGCCGGTTGCCATTAGCTCTAAGCCAAGATCAGTAAAAGTTGATGCCATTATTTATTCTCCTAAGTGTTGTATTTATATAGTTTATTAAGTTTTAAGTCAAACATGTTATTCAGAAGTTTTAATTGTATATCCTGTGGTATTTTTTGGTGTTTTAGTTGAATATCCCGTACTAGTTTTAGGATCAATTTTTCCATAATATTTTAAAATTAATCCTGTAGCATTAACACTTGCTATTGCTTCTAAACCAGTTAGTCCCATAACGTCATTAGGGGTGATAGTTCCTGTTGAAGCTGTAGAACTTAATCCGGTTAATCCTATACTCATTTCTGTAGGAGATATTGATCCCACATTAGAAGTAGCACTAACACCTGTTAAAGCAACAATAGGTGAAGATGTAATTGCTATAGAACCTACACTAGATGTTGCACTTAATCCTGTTAAGTCATAAGCTGTTTCTATTGTAGGAGATCCTACGCTAGATGTTGAACTTAATCCGGTTAAGCCTATACTATCTGAAGGAGAAACTACCCCTACTGAAGAAGTTGCACTAACACCCGTTGGAACAATTGTAGCATCTATAACAAAACTTAAAGAACCAACACTAGAAGTAGAACTTACTCCTGTTGGAGATATTACAGAGGTTAAATCTAAAGTTAATCCACCAACACTAGAAGTTGCAGAAACTCCTGATGGTTGAATAAGTTTATTAAATGAATCTCCGTAAGGTTCTTCACCCCAACCATTTCTACCCCAACCAACTAAAGTACCGGCGTTATCAAAGTCTCCAAGTTCTGTTTGAGCCTGTACACCTGTTGGTGTTACAATACTATTTAAATCAAAAGTTAATGATCCTACTGAAGATGTAGAACTTACTCCTGTTAATTCTGCGGTAATAATTTGAGAAGCTAAAACACTTCCAACTGCTGATGTTGATTGTAAGCCTGATGGTTGTACAGAGTATTCTACACCCCAACCAGAGTTACCCCATTGTTGTCTACCCCATCCCTGTTCAGGAAACGCAGATACTTCACCTACATTAGATGTAGTTGATAAACCTGTTAAAGAAACTGTAATGGTATTAGATGCCCAAGAATTTTCATTCCAAGCTACTGAAGGATTATCGCCACCCCAAATAGATGCCATAAGGAGTTCCTCCTTATGCTATCCGAATGATTGCGTTACTTGCGTCTGCTGCAGGAAATTGAATTGTAAATGTTCCTGAAGAAACTGTTTTATCTCCACCAAATGCAATTGCACAAACTGCTCTATCAGCGTTTGTATCGTTGTATATTAAACAACCATTAGCTGTAAATGAAGCAGAAGTATAACTTATATCTGCAAAGTCACAACACGCAGTGTCTGTAGATAAAGCAGGAGTTACACTTGTAAGTGCTTTTCCACCAGCTGAATAAGCAGATCCCGATGTATTAGATATTTCGTTTGACGAACTGTAAGCTGTTGTTGATTTATTTAAAGTAGCACTACTTGTGTATAAAGCTAATTTAAAACTGTTTCCAGATGATGCTGTAAAATTGTGTAAAGCTTGTAAAACTTCTGTTTTAAAACTATTACATATCGCTGATGTTATTGCCATAATTTTTTATCTCCTAATTACTGAGGCGCTGACTCGATTGGAATTCTTATTGTACCATCCGTGTAATCGTCTCGTCTTCTTCTTCCAACTTGCATTGCTGCAAACTTTTGTAGTTCAGTTTTATACTTTCCCTCATATAATGTCAACATATCAGTTGGACCTTTTAAAAATCCATATGCCTCTACAAGACATGCATATAACAGACCTTGAGGGAAGTAATTACTTATATATGTATTAGAATTACCATCACCTCCAGAACCTAATCCTACAGGCATTGCATTATAATGGATAATATATTTGTAATTTTTATCGGGTGTAGGTGCTACATATATAGCTCCAGAGGTAGCTGTATCAGCTCCTGTTGTTGCACCACCAAACATAGAATAATATTTAGGAAGTCCTGTAACATCTTGAGCTGCTGCCCCTCCAGATGTTCCGGTTAAATTACCTATATACTCGGATATAAAAGTTTGATCACGTCTTTCTAACCATACTCCTTGACCGTTAGTATTTGCTATTGAATCGTATACTTCAATACCTCTAACAAACAAAGCTTTAGTAGGCATTGTAATTGTATTAAAGTCTGTTGCAAATTGAGCTTCTGCTTGAATTCTATCTGAGTCCATTGGACAATCTAAATTAATTCTAAATTGAGCTGACATTATAAAACCATCTAAAATAGTTGTAGTAAATACAGTAGATCCAACTTCAGTATAATCTAAAATTGCTTGTTTTAATGTAGTATAATTATAACTTGAAAGTCCTGACATAATTAAGCTCTATCATTTACGGGTCCAATTGTACACTGAAAACCGCCTCCTGTTGCTGTGCTTCCAGCATTAGATACTAAAGGCACTGTTATAGAATTAAATTGTTGTTCTGTTGCTTGTGTTCCGTTTGGTAATGTAGGACCAACTTCTACAGTAGTTGCAATTGCTGTTGCTAGATATGATCCAAAAACTTTTGCTCCGTTTGCATGAGTTGTTGCTGTGGTATTAGATGGAGTTATTCCTCTAAATGGAGAAGCTGTGCCTCTTGTTAATCCAGATAAAACTCCTGTACCTGTATTGTTACCTGTATATTGAATTGTTTCATTTATGTATTGTCCAAAAGATGCACTAGTTGCATCTTGATTTACTTTTTCTATTACAATAAAACCAGCGTTTGGAAATGCTGCAGAACTAGTTAAAGTTAAAGTGTTAACTGTATCATTAATTGCACCATTTAAAGTTGTTTCTAATTCTAAAGTTGCAATTGCAACACCTCCTATTATTTTTTTAACAGATTGAAATCTAACATAAGATGTTCCTTCATTAATTTGATTAGAAGGGTAAGACACACTTAAAGTTTGAGATCCACCTGTTGTAGTAAATGGATTATTAGATAAAATATCTTGTACTGGAAACTCGACTCTTGCAGGTCTTGCATGCATTAAACCTTGTGGATCAGCTCCTACAGGATGTGGTTCTAATTGTGGTTGTTTAGGTTCAAATTCAGAATTATGTACCCAAGCACCAGTCCATTCTTTTACCATTTCTCTATATGGAAAAGCTGCTCCTGATCTATCAGATATTGCTAATGCTCTACTACCTTTTGCGAATCTAGCCATTATACATTTGGATAGTATGTTTTAGGAGTAATGAATGTACTAGCTGCAGAACCATCTTCAGACAATGCTCTAGCTAATTCATCCTCATATAACAACTTCATCTCCTGTGTTCTTTGTGGTGAAAACTTCATAGATAAGTAATATGATAATCCTGCAATCATACAAGGTACAAATCTAAAAGGTGTATCACTTGCGTTAGTATAAGCCCCTGCATCTTGAATTCTTTTAACAAAATAAACGCTAAGAAAATTTGATGCAGCAGTTGAATTTGGTAAAGGATAAATAGTAAGTGTAACTTTATCTATAAATCTTTGCACCCAAAATTGTGAAGGTGTTCCATTAGATGCTTTGTTTGCTGTTGCAGCATATGCATCTCTTGCAACTTTAGTTAAACCTGTATCTGATTGATTTGTTGTATTATAATTTTGTCTATACGAAACATTTAAAATATCAGTAATGCCAAAAATATTAGCAACAGGAACTGTTGTAGCTTGAGGTGAAGCTGCAGCCGCTGCTGCACTATCTACAGAATTTCTATAAAAAGTATATGTACCAGCGCCTTCATCAGTTGCATCAACATTAGTTGTTGCACCTGCTACTAAATTAATATTAGTGTTTCCTACTTCCCAAAAATGTATTCCTCTATTACCCCATTCTTGAAAAAGAATGTTTAAAGATCTTCTAGCAGTTTTAATTTGATGACCAGCCGTACCTACTAAACCTAAACGTTCATATGCATCAGCTATAATTTCATCAATTGAAAAGTCCTGGTCAAAACTGTAGGACTGTGAAGTAGTATTCGCCATTGGCTACCCCTAAAAAGTTCCGATTATATAAAAAAAGTCTACGTTAGTTAGATCTGCATATATTCCATCGGTAATAGCTATACCAGCTGCGGGTATTTTAAATTCATGTACGTGGTTAGCTGCTGTACCAAACTTACCGTGAAAAATTAATTTACTTGCTGTTTTAGAAGCATCTGCTTCATTATAAAGTTTAACTTCACCGTCAGCTGCACTTGATTGTGCAAATACAGATAAAATACTTGCTTTTCCAATATTAGTAGCTGTTGAGGTAGTTGCAGTATTTACTAATTTTTGTACTTGACCGTCAGCCGTAAGAACAACAGATTGTTTAACTTTTGATGTTATTGACATATTTTTAATCTCCTTAAATTTGTGTGGGCCGAAGCCCACACTAAATTAATTATTATGCTATTGTTGCACCTTGAACTGAAGTTGCAACCCAACCAATAGTACTGTTCCAAACTAACGTAACTGATTCAGCTACTGCATCGAAAGCAACTGTTGTTCCGCTTGCAAATGTAACTGGAGTAACTGTTGCAGTTCCACCACCATCAACAATCATGTTAATAATTTTAACTTGTCCTGAAGTTGATCCATCAGCTAAAGTTACTGCAGCAGCTCCGCCGGCTGTAGTAAGCTCTGTTATTAAGTTTGTAAGATCCACAGCTCCTGCACCAGATAATGTTTGCACACCACCTATGATAGTTGCATCATAAGTAGCACTAGTTGTAAATGCACCTGTTGTTGCGTTTTTTGTTACTTGTTCAAAACCATTCTCTGATCTGACTGGTCCTGAAAATGTTGTATTTGCCATAATTTTTCTCCTTTTCCTAGTTGTGATACATAGTCTCTAGGCCGTCGACTATACGCGTCTACATATCATTTAAATTGTATAGTAAGTTATTTATATATTAGTTTTTAGTAGAGTGCAAGAGAGCCCGTAATAAAAGTGCGATTTCAGCGATGTAGCTTTGTTACTTAAGTAGCTACAGAAACTTGTGGAGCAGAACCTTCAACAGCATTCTGTCTATGGGCAATAGCTGCTTCTTCCAGCTTGATCTTTGTAATGACTTCTCTAACTTTGTCATCAATTCTGACCATTTCAAGAGTATATCTATTATTATCTAGATGCTCCTGTTCCCACTTCAACTCCAAGGACCTTTTTGCTTTGTATAGGTCTTGTATCATTAACAACCTCCTCATAGGTTATTCGATTAATCTCGTTATTATAGTTGTTTCCGAGATATTCCCAGTTTATACTCTTTTCTCCCAATTTGTCAAGGATTGATTGTTCAAGAGCAATAGCATTATCTTCCGACAAAACATTAAATTTTGCGTAATGATCGTATGCCCATATTTTTACTGTGAATTGTTTCATGGTTTTTTCTTTCTATTTGTCAATTGTGGCGAGACTATGTCCCGCCACAAAAAATTATTAATTACGCACCTTCAACGCCGAAGATACCTCTAGGGTCAGAAACTCCAAAAGAGTATCTTTCTCTAGCTTTATATCTAACGTTTCCAGTATCAAAATCGCCTT